AACATACTTTCTCCTTTTTAATAAGGGATTTGGGAGAGACCCTTTATACGACCTCTCCCTAGTTCCCAATAACTATTTACTTATTAGCATTAAGAAGCAAATAATAGTGTGCCTGTAGCTGCACCAGCAGTTACACCAATATCACTATTATAGTTTCTAACATTTACATACCAAAGACCATCAGTTTCACAAACAAACTCAATAGTTGAGCCGAATGATAAAAAGTTAACAGTATCATTGGTAGGAGTAAAGGCTAAAGCCGTTTCGCCTACTGTTGAAACATCATAAGTAATCTTATTACTACTTGTTGTTGGAACAAGGCAACCCGTTTCCCATGCATCAGTACCTGCACAATTAAACGTCAATGCAGCAACGCCACCCGCAGGGTCATCAGCCATAGAAAACACGCATACACTACCAGCAGTAGCTGCAGGCAATAATGCTGCAAGAGCTGCAGTACCAGTATATACGGGAGAATTAACCTGATTAACAACAAGTGTACAAGCATTACTTCCAACAGTAGGAGCACCTACAGATAAGCCAAAGAAAGAACCTAAAGTTCCTGCCATTAAAGGCTCTGAGTAAGAGCTACTATTTTTGTTTAGTTTATCACTTCTCATTATAGTGCCTCCTCAAAGTTAAACAACGCATGTGTTTCAGGTAAAGAAACTTCAAGACCTGCTTCTGTTAGAATCATGTCTTTACGTAAATCTTCATCTGCTTGTTGCACATTTGTTGTAATTGAGGTGTCTCGATTCATGCCATTACCAACAAGTGGACGATATGATACATGGTCTAAATCAACCATACACATAAACTCACCTGACATTCCTCTAAACAATGGCTCTTTAACTAAAGACAAGTCACCATGAACAGTTTCTACTTTCATGATTTTGTGTCCAAAAGACCCTTGAGAAGCATCAAAATTATATCGTGCTCCACCACCCACAGTGTCTCCAATAAAGCCTACACCATCTCCAAGTTTATTAAACAATGAGATAACAGGCAATGAACATAATGCAAGTTTTGCAGTACTTCCACCACGAGCAGGGTCAAATACAACCTCTAAATCTTTAAGTAGAGTGTCATATGATAAGCTTCCTTCTGCAACAGTTTTTAAGTAGGATTGACCTTCTGTATAAACTAATTGCTCTGAATCTTCTATTGTTTGAGCTTGTCCGTTTGCCATGATATGACCTGCTATACCATCGGTATATTGAATACCTCCTGAAGTAGCACGTTGTCCAAATAGCATTGCACGTTCAATATCAACTTTATGCTCACGTAACTTTAAGTTCCAAATACGTTGCCATTCATCTGCATATCCACGATATACAGTTGCACGAGCAGTATTTGACATCTCACAAGCTGTTTTAAAGATTTGAGTAAACCCATAATCATTATCTAGCTCTTGAGAAAATACATCAGGTGCACCTGAACCTTCGCCAAATGCAGTACCAATAACAGTTGCTTTAGCATTAGCTGCTGCGTCTGCTGCATTAGTATCATCTGGGTTAGTAAGCCATTTAATATCAATTGATGTACTTGAATTAATAGCTTCGATTCTAGCATTTGCGTGATTTGGAGCACCACTATTTCCCGTAAGGGATTCAACGGCTATAACCATACCCTTAAGAAGCCATGGTTGAGCTACAGTTATTGCTGCTGTTACAACAGCTCCCACTACAGTTTCTGCTAAGTTAGTTGAAATAACAAAGCTTCGGTCGGTCATTGCAATTTTAGTTCTATCTTCCAAGAATCGGAATTGCGAATCCGATGTTGGAACTTTTCCTACTTTTGACAAATATACAAAAAACGGAGATTCTTCTGGGGATAAGTCAGCGACCCTGTCACTAAAGTCATACAGTCTACGTGTGCCTAAATTAGCACTATCTACTGTTGCACCACCAGGAGTTCCGAATTTTACTTGTCCACTATTATAAGTAGCCATTTTTTCTCCTTAGTTTTATTTTAATACGTTAGTGCGTCCTCCAGCTGCAACAATTGAATCCCACATAGCGTCATCATCAGAACGGGGCACTTGAGGTTTTTCACCTTGCAATATGCCTCCGATTTGTTGAGGTTGACTTTGTACATTACGTACTTGGTCGAGGGGACTTCCTTGATTGCCTTGTGCTGGAGCACCTTGAACAGCTTGCCACATTTTGATTACGTTATCCAATCCATACTCAGATGGGTGTTTGTCTGCAAAGTCAAAAAATGATTGAACTTGGTCATCATTCATTCCTTTTGCTTTAAGCTCAGAGTTTAAATTTGCTCTTCCACTTTCTTGACGCATACCTTGAGTAGCTTGAGTAACTGCACCATTAATGGTTTGCTGCATTTCTTGCACCCTAAATTTATAAGATGCAGATGTCGGGTCATTATAGGCTTCCCATGGGTCAAACTCATCAGGCTTAAGTGCAACTTGTGGAGTAGCATCTGATTGACCACCAACTGTATTTTGTAATTGTTCAATTACATCAGGTCGTGATTCCAGAAATTTACCAACTTCCTCGTATTGCTTTAACTTTTGATTTTCACTATAGAGTTTATCCTTCTCAGATTGGAAGTACTTTGCTTGTTCTTGCCAATCGACAGGAGTCTCCTCGTGTGCTTGTCCTTCATCTTGCCCTACAAATTGCTCGGATTGACCAAGTTCATCTTGATTTCCAAATTCATTTGTGTCCATTTTACTTATCTCCTTGTTTGCTATCTCTCGTCATCCTTTGAGTGCGACCACGCTTCTCTGCCTCTGTGGCTAAACGTAATTTCTCGGATTCGAGTTTAACAGCATTTGAAAGTCTTCCGACTTGTAATTTCTGTTCTGCTTTGCTTGATGACTCAGTTTCCTTAAGTCTACCTTTAAACTTCTCAACTTCTGCAGCTTTACGGAGATGTACTGCTTCTCGGTCTCTAGTTTGTAAGTCACCAGATAATTTTTTAATTTGCTCTTGAGAGCCTTGTAATTGTTGTTGTAATTGTGCAATAGTATCAGTACGTTGCATAACACCTTCTTTATCGAATATATCTGTCTTCTTCAATGCTTCCACCTTATCAATTAACCCTGCTTGATATGCTTCCATGTAAATATTCCACTCACCCCATTTATTTGATGGCATAGTAGAATTTCCAATAACACGAATATCAAATTGCCCTATAGAAACGTCATTATCAATAGATTGCAATTCTAGGGTCTTGTCATCAAACATTCGTTTATTTATAGTATATTCATTTAGACCATTGTTAGGTTGAACTATTCTAAACGTTTTTTGATAGTCATAGTGTGATTTAGCGAGATTATACATAACTCTACCTAATCTCTTTAATGAACCTTCAATGTCACGTAATTTAGATTTAGACCTTCTTTGCCCAAAATCTTCAAGCATCATAGTAGCAGAAGATGTTTTTGGAGCAGCCTCACTATTACCTTGCATCATCTCAAATATACCCATATTCAAGTCAATATACTTTTCAATCATTTGAGGTAATTGAAGTATTGAGCTTGACATTGGTTGAGGAGCAGGAAAATGAGGTTCACCTAATGAAGGGTCATATTCAATAGTAGCATTTGGATTCGCCCAATCCCTCTCTAATTGCTCTATATTATCAACCGAGCCTTCGGGTACAAGTAGCTTCAACCCTGCTGATGCTTGTGCATGAGAAGTAATTAAAGATAAAATCTTATTTAAATATATTTGTGAGTCCTTGTTCTTTCGTACATCACTCATAGGATAGGGAGTATTAGTCCATATATTGGGAACAGGTACAATAGGATAAACATCAGTATCTAATATTTTTTCATATAGGACTACTTGACCAACAGTGCAAGTAATCTTAATTCTTGTTTGCTTTACCTCAGCAATATCAAGCATACCCTTTTCAACTGCTAATTGGACACGCTCATCATCAAGAAGTGATTGTAACTTTTCTTCATCAAGTATTTGCTCATTACCTGATTGCATATCAATAACCCGATAATAAGGAACTTTAACCTTGGAGAATGATTCGATTAGCCTGTATCTTTCAGAACCTTCACCATAGTCAAGGTCTTTTATAATATCAGGAGTAAATCGTTTCTTGACTTGAGATTGAGTTGATGAAGGATAATCCTCATCCGAATAGTCAACTCCTTCGAGCTCATCTAATATACTCTTTCCTTCTTCATTCTCTTCTGCTAATTGTGGATATAAATCTCTTAATTGAGCTTTTGTCATTATAGTAGACAGTAACATACCAGAAGAATCATCAAACCATCGATTTCTTGAATTAGGGTCAACTACCACTCTAAATGGGTCTACATAAGTAAACTTAACTTCACCTCTACCATAGTCAGCTTCAGGGTCTATATAGCAATAAAAGTATCCTAAACCTGTAACTGCATAGTCATGTATAGCTTGCTTGAATATTTCATCGCCATCAGAAATATCCCATACATACTCTAATATACCTTTCCATACATTCGCCATTTTCGTGTCAGAGTCTTCACGACCTGCTGCAGAAAATTTAGGTGGCTTAGAGGTAATGATAGCTTTAAACTGCTCAACGGCAGAATAAAGCCTATCTAATGCTAATGACGATTGATTACGTTCATCAAGTGCGTTTACTTGAGCTTCAGACCAATGATTTCCTAAATAGAAATCTATGTCTTCACGAGCTTGAACATCCCAATCCTTTCTAGCATCAGACCATCGTCTCCAAAGTTCTCTTATTTCTTTTACTCTAATATCTTCTTGAATCATAGGGGAAAATATACTGACTATTTACTGCTCAATGCAAATTAACGCCTTGAGCCAGTTAGCCAATCATATACCTTTCTTGTTGAAGTGTAACTGTTATCTTTATTTGCCTCTTTGGATTTCTTCTCAAGTGACTTGTTCCCTTTAGCAAACTGTGTAGATAACCAAAACGCATCGATACAGTCATCATGAGAACCTTTGGGGAAGTCTAATAGTTCTCCCATAAACTCATGCATATCCTTTTTAAGATGAACAGCTCCTTGTCTAAATTTTGGTTGTAAGCCTTCAAAGAGTCTATCTTTCTTCTTTTGATTACCATAACCCTTTATCCCTTGATTAATTCCAGGAATAAATAGACCTCGTGCTTTACTTTGCTTTTGCACATAATCACGAAGCATTTCTTGATAAGCTATAGTTTCAATGTTTACTCTTTTGACGGGGCTATATCGTTTAACGATTTTAAATATCTCATCTGCACAGTCCATAGGGAGGACTCTTTGTCTCCAATACTCAATAACATAGTAATCAAACTTAGAAGTAACGCCAATAACCATAATAACACTATAATCGTTACGAGCCCCAAGTGTCGAAGCAGGGTCAACACCGATATATATATTGACAAATTCCCTGCTTTTGTCATCAAATTGGATATACCAACTTTGAGCTTCTTCGTCAAATCGACAACTACCCTTGTAAAGTCCATCTGTAATATCTCCTTCGGTAAATATCTCATCTTCAGGTGATTTAGCTTGATTCATATACTCTTGATAAAATTTACTTGGAGTACCCGAATCTATATAAAATTGTTTCTTTTTTTCTAGCTTTTCAAGAGGATAACGTGAAGCCCATAAAGGAGTGCCATCATCCTTAATTGCTCTATATGTAAGCACCTTCCATGAAAATTCTTCTCCATTGTTCTTAGCTTCCGTACTATCCCTAACAAGATTGTTCAAAAATGAATCATAGTGCACGATTGTTCCATTGCACCATAAAAACCCATTTTTATCAAAATCAATAGCAGGATAGACAGCAGCAGTTACCCAATTCTTAATTTGTTGTCTCGACTCAGGAGTTTTTGTATTTAGCTCTGATTCAAAGTCATCAAGTATCATACCCGTGTATCTTGTAGAATTTTGCTTTTTACCACGCAATCGTTGAGATGTCCCTCTACCAATCATCCTACATCCGTTTGTTAGCGTAAATTCGTTCTTTGTCCACTTATCTCCCTGTAGGTCACCAAAGTAATAGTGAACAGCAGGGTTTGAGTAGATGTGATTCATAATCCAATTAATATTATCAATAGCTTGGTCTTGTGCTTCTCCTATCCATGCAATAAACTCAGGACTATCTTTTGTTGCAAACAAGAACCTATGCATCACAGCTGTGGCTGCTAAGGTCGATTTTGCGTGGTCACGAGGTAAAACTAAGCCAAGCTGTTGAATCTGCCTATTAATGAGGAGCTTCCCTACCTCCCTGTGAAAATCAGGTGTTGCAGAGGCAAGGAAGTCTTGAGGTGAGAATAGTTTGCCGAATGAGATGAGGTCAGTATACGCCATTTGGAGTATTTCTTCATTCTTGGAAACATCCCCGTGTAAGTTTAAGTTTGCCATTTATTTCTTTGGGTTAATATGTTCGTGTTCAACCATACAATATTCAGGACAATGTGGGACTTTACCTTGATTATAACCTTCAAATAGGTTTAATAATATAAATATCATAGCTCCAAATAAAAAATCATACATTCTTATTTATTTAGGCGTTTTTTTAAGTAAAAAATCTAATTGTCTTGATGGAGGAATTTTATCACCTTTCTTATC